CCGTCAGCCATTTTATACATGCCACCACCAGCCATTTTGTACATGCCACCATCAGCTTTCTTCGCAGTTTTGGCTGCTGCTTCAAAATCAGCTGCACTAGGTGCTCCTTTAGCACCTTTCTTTCTCATTTTTTCGCCACGTTTTCTTTTTTGATTAATGTTGTAGTAGAGACCTTTTTTAGCAGTTCTACCATCTTTTGTTTTATGTGTTGCTTTAGCCATTATTCGCTATCCTCCTCTGCGTCTTTAACTTGTTTCAATATTTCACTATAAGATTTCTGTGACTTGAGCTCAGCTTCCATTGCATCTTTCTCACGTGAAGCTGCAATTCTCTGTTGAGCAATGTCTTCATTCTTATCTGCCTTCGCTAAAGCAGTTTGTGAATCTATCTCTGCTTTAGTAAGTTCGGTTTGAGCACGTAGTTGATCAGCTTGTGCTTTTCTTTGTATCTCCATGCCTTGTAGTTCTAGCTGTTTATTAGCTAGATCTATCTCAGGTTGCTGTTGAGCAATCTGTTGTGCTTGCATAAGTGCTTGTTCTTGTCCTGTAATCTGCTGAGTTGCTTCTGCTGCCAGCATAGCGATTTGATTCTGTACTTCCATAGGTACAGGTTGTCCCTCAGGAGGTAACTGTATGCCTTGTTCAGCTAACAACTGTTGCACCTGTAATCTGTACTTCATAGCTTGATGCTCTTGTATGTGTGCCTGCAATGCTTGCACTGCAGCAGGATTCTGTTGCACCATAGGGTTTTGCATGAACGCCATGTGTGCAGCTATGTGTGCATCATGGTTCTGTTCCATAAATGCTTTCAACGGCATACCCATAAGTGCATCTTGGTTTTCTTGCACAGGGTCTTTAGGAAACATGTCTTCTGGTGGTTCTAGTATCTCGTCTATGTTTTGTACACCTAATGCACTGTACATTTTAAAATATGCTTCTCTAAGATTGTGTAGTTGAGGTGCACTTTGTGCTAACTGTAGTTGTGTTTGTGCTAGAACTACACGCTGACTCATACTAAATATGTTAGGGTCGCTTACAGGTAAGACATCTACTTGCCCATCGAAATCCTTAGCGTAAATTGTACGTGAGCCACCCACTACATCGTATGGATATTCTGGTGGTAACGACTCAGCGAAAACTCTAGCTAAAAGTTTGAACTCAGTTTTTTGTGCATAATGTAGACGTTTATGTATCGCCGACATTATTTTACTACCACGCTCTAGCATAGCGATAGTTGTACCAACAGGTGCTTCTTGTCCCATGTCACCTATCTTCATATCAGCTATGTTTGCAAATCTTTGACCACTTTCTACTATTACACCCAATAGTTGTGCTAACACACCACTAGGTTCTTTGTATGGCAATGGCATAAGTGCGTCTCGTATAGTACCTCCTGGCACATCTACATCTCGCCATTCTCCTGGCTCTATAGGAGTATCATCATCCCTGATTCGCATTCCTCTAGCTTTAAAACCAGCAGGCAAGTTACTAAGTGTTCCTGCATCTACGAGTTGTCTAAGTAATGAAGTCGCTGATTTACTAAGACCACCTATCATGTGTATTAGACCGAAGCCATAAAAACCTAGTCCTGGCAGAAACTTGTAGTGTACAAAATATTCTATCTTTCTTTTTAGAGGATCATCAGGTGAAAAGTTCCTGCGGATAGCTAATACTTGATTGCTCTCTTTTATCATCGTTACAATGTACGGGAGGGCTATACCTGTTTCCTCACCGTTTTCTGTATCTTCGAATCCTTCTAAGTCTAAGTCAACATGCATCTCCAGTACTGTGTATGTTTCTGAGTCTACTGGTTTACTGACACCAGTTATTTCATCTATCTTACTTTTGACACTTGAGTACTCATCTTCGTAAGGTTCTCCTATTTCTACATCTCGGTACAAACCTGCTTGTTGCATTTTACGGATTTGGTTCTCCGTCATCTGTATTACATGTGTCGCTCTAGGGCAATCAAGTAAGTCTGTCGTCGAATACGAGACAATGAAGTCCTCAGCCATTATAAAATTACTGACTGCTCTAGCTTTTGATGGATCGTAAAAAACTTTTTTGAAAGCAGAACCAGACAAGGGTAGATAAAACAACAGCTGGTCTAGTTCAGGATCGTACTCTTCCATGTTGTAAGTTATCTGATAGTTCATAAACTCTTTGACTCTTTGTGATTGCTGTTCTTTTGCAGCATCTACGTTACCTAGAACTTGTGTTTTAACAGGTCCATCAGCAGGCAACAGTTCTTTGTATGCTTGTGCTTGGAACTGTGCTACAGACTCTGATAATAGTGGGTGGTGTACACCACTGGCTCCTGGAAAAGGTTCAGTTCTATCTTCAGTTTTTATCCCTAGTAAATCTAGTCCTTTCGTAAATGTGTCTAACCATTCTTTTCTTGACTCTTCGTCTTCGTCAAAGTCTGTACACAAATCCATACTAAGTGCACGAAGGTCGTCTTCATTTATAACTTCCGCTAAATTAGAATTAAAATCTTCTATAGGATCTGGTACTATGGCGATATTAGATTCTTCTTCGCCTTCGATAAGTATGTTTTCAGGTAAGACTGGCTCTTCTTCTTCGGGCAGTTCTATCTCTAGTTCTTCGGCAGAAACTGGTGACAATGTTGATTTTTCTACAGCCATATTACTCTTGTCGACGATTAATGATTTGAATCATACTTTAAAAAGTGCTCAATAGTAAACTCGTTTCCTTCGATACACAGGTTCCTCTTCGTAGTCTGTGTCTAGTTTTACGAAACCACCTTGCCTAAATCTCATCAATGCTTGTGTTGTGCTATCAACTAAATCGTCGTGTTCTCCGTAAGGAAAGTCCGACACTTCGTCCATCAGCTGTTCTGCCCAGTTAGTTTCTGGCACCCACACGTACCCACCACTGAACAACGGAGTACAAGAGTTAAGTCTCGCAACTTTGTCTTGTCCTCGGCTCGGTGTAAAGTTTTGTACAGGTATGCCAAGAGCACGGAGTTCTTGTGTCAATGGCATACCAGATGCTTTACCTTCTATAATCACGGACTCAGGTTCCCATGTTTTGTATTGTTCTAGAGCTTTTTCCTTTAGTTCAGGGAAAGAGAGCCTTGCTCGCACTGAGTCAAGTAGCACTATATGTGCTTCATTGCCTGCATAATTTTCTTCACCAATAGTTCCCTCAGGATAAAAGACTCCCCATGTAGTGATAGCTGAGTAGTCTGCTCTTTCACTTTTCAAGAAAGCCGTGTCGTAAGATTGAATGATATAGTCAACATGTGGCGGATGATCTCTATCCCAGATCTTGAACCAATCTCTACTTATAATCGACGCACCTTCCCCAGTAGGATTCTGCATATATTCTGCTGCCCACTTCGAAGGTGAGATCGATGCTTTTATTTTTTCTAACTCAGGTTTTGGCCAATAGTCTGGCCAGAGAGATTTACCTGACGGCAGGATAGCAGGCAGTTCAATAATCTCCCACTGGTCAGCTTCATCTGATTCCATCATCTTTTTTACAACACGACCAGTCAAATCTTTTTTAGACCAACGTGTCATAACCATTACGATGGCACCTCCTGGCTGTAATCTTTGTCTTGGTCCAGTCATGTACCATTCATAAGCATCGTCAAGAGCATTTGCACTCATGGCATCTTGTTCTGAGTGTGGGTCGTCAATAATAAATAAGTCCGCACCCCTACCAGCTAGTGCACCACCGACACCTGACGCGAAGTATTCGCCGTTCAGCTTTCCGTCAACAGTTCTTGTTTCCCATCTTCCTGCTGCTTTACTCTCAGGGTTGAGCTCAACGTTCGGGAATATTTCTCTATATTGCTTTGTGTCTATCAGGTCACGAATCTTTCTACCAAAACGAACAGCCAAGTCTGCCGTGTGCGTTGCCTGTATAATCTTGAGTCCTGGGTTTTTACCGACAAGATATGCTGGGAACATGTAGGAGGCAAACTCCGACTTAGTGTGACGTGGTGGCATATTAACGATCAGCCTTTTTAGTTCGCCCGAAGCTATTCTATCAAAGGCTCTTGCCATTATGCGATGATGCTCACCTTCTATGAAGTCTGACCACATGGCTTTTACAAATGGAAGAAAGTTTGTCTGTATTGTTTCCTTTTTCTGGAGTTCCGCCAATCGTTCCGATAGTTCGAGGTGTTCGACCAGTAACTCTTGGGGAATATGCTCTAGTTCTTTATCTTTCATATGAGTTTAAATTTTTGTTGGAAAATTTTTTGGACCACAAAGACTGTGAACCAACGTAAAGTTTTACTATAGACGACGAGGCAGCAGGGGGGGTCATCATGCTCTGAGTCAATTTACCATGAGTCAACATAGAAAAGAATCCTACCAACACTCAAACTCCTCCTGAACTATTGCCCTTTGACTGTTCTCGAAGATTGTTCTCGAACTCAGGCTCGGAGTCAGGAGCCTTCTCACCTTCGATAGTGTAGTTCGTTACAGGCAGAACCCCTCCTGTCTCCTGGTGTAATTCCTTGAGTCTTTCAATTATTTCTAGTTTGGTAAGATCCGAAGTTTTGTTGACTGTTAACTCTTTGCGTTCAACATATATACCAGCAGCTTTGCCTCGACTTACTTCGGCAGTAACGGCAGCACCAAAGGCATTGTTCTCGAGTGCTTTGTCTCTTAACTCCTCTAGGTTGTCTAGGTGCTTTGCTAATGTGAGTCCTGCTCTTGCTGCTCCTCGGTTCTGTAACTCCTGAATCCTGTTCTGGACCAGTGGTTCGTGATTCGCCAAGTATGCTCCTGCTCGTGCAGCATTCTTGTGTGAATAACCAGCCATGATCGCTGACTCCTTTAAGCTAGTTCCCGATGCTACAGCCTGTGCGAACTTCTCTTGTTTCGGTGTCAGTTTCTTTTCCTTGCGACTAGGTTCCATATATCTTACTCCTCCGTACACACTATATAAGGACGTGGATACGTTGTTTACACTATCATAATACTAAACTCTTGCTATCGTAAAGATAACGCATGCATTACGCATATTGCTCTCTCATGCCAATAACCTACCAATAGGTCAAGCCAATACGCTGTATCCTCTTCTACAAGAGGCATTTAGCAACATCCTATTACCCTATTGGCTGTTTCGATGTTTTTGACTAACTGAAAAAGAAAAATCCATTCCTCATATATAAGGCAATAACCCAATATGAAAATGGCTCCCGAAGGAGCCATTTAACAAAAGTTATTAATTAGAGACAGAGGATATAAGTACCACTGTCTTCAGCAGTTAGATGCTCAGTTTCGCAAAGCGAACCGACAGTACCTTCGGCAGATTTAGTAGACCAGCCATTATTAACTAAAGCATCAACTAGCCAAGTAATATAGACTCTGTCCCAACCTTCTTCAGCCCAGTCGGAGTGTGTAATAATAACATCGTCAAAGATATTCATCGCTTTTTGTTGGTTAGCAGTTAATTGATTTTTCATAATTTTCTCCTTTCTTGTTGTTAATAAATAATCAATACAGTTATGATGCACTATTCGGCAATAAAAGTAAAGGACTTTATTAAATTATTTTTGCCCATAAAAAAATGGCTCCCGAAGGAGCCATTTATTAAGAGGTTAGTTGTTAATCGTTATATACTTCTTTTTTGTTTTCCCTATAAAACTCTATTCTGTAATCTTTTAGTTCTTCTGCTGTAGCAGGGAACAACCAGCCACCAGTTAAAAGTTCACGAGTAGCCATAGGTAAAGAAGTAACCATCCTAAAATTAACATCATAAAGTTCCTTGTCGGTGTAACCAGTAACATCACCGAGAAGTAAATAGTTAGACTGCGTGTTGTAGTGGTATTGGTTCTTAGAACCAGGAGTGAAAGACTCGTAGCCACTGCCAATCCACAGTTTGTTGTCGTAAATATAGAGAACATGCCTGTTACCATACATGCCTGCGTCTACTGCTGCTACAGTTTTGATACCAAGTTCCTCTAGTCTAGAGTCGTAAATACTGTTAGTTTTTATTGATACATGTTTCATAATTTTCTCCTTTTAGTTGTTATTCGTAATAAGCTACAAACTCAGCGACAATCTTCTTAGGAAGCTGTGTAAATAAGCACTCTATGTCGTTGAACTTTTTGGTAATACCTGTAGCATTATCTAGCAAAAAGTATTTAGCGACAGTAGATTGGTCGTCGGATATTGTAAACTCGTTATTAGCTGTATCGATAGATTCACCTTCGGCAGTATTATGCCAGAATACTTCTATAGCTAGTTCGATTAATTGATCTTTTGTCATAATTTTCTCCTTTCTTAATAATCAATACAACTATGATGCACTATTCTAGAGTAAAAGTAAAGGACTTTTTTAAAATAAAAAAATGGCTCCCGAAGGAGCCATTTAGCAAGAGGCAACAGACTATCTGTTAACAGTCACAGTAACAAAGCCATATTCCTCGCAGTAGTTAGTGCCGATGCTAATACCAGTACCAAGCCTGCAAGAAGTATCGTCGTCGCCAACGTCTCTGTACCTTTGCATTTTAAGACCAGAAAAATGATCAGCATCA